GGAGCATCGTCTGCGGCGCCGCCGATGATAAGGTGGCGACACCCGGGTAGGAGGACTGCAACACGGCCGCAGAGACCACACCGCCGGTTTGGAGTAGGGTTGAACCTATCACCCAATCACCAGCGGTGGGAGGGTTCCCCCTCCTACGACCCCTGCGTATCAGCCCACGGTTCCTTCTGCTTCGACGAGACATTAGGATTCCCTCACTTTATCACCAAAAGAAAGGGGAACAATAGAAGCGTTTGGTGAAAACACGCCTCTCCCCTGTTGGTCGCCGGCTATGGTTGAAGACCGGCCCGGATGCACAAGATCAAGCGCTTCCGACGCACCCGGAACTCCAAAGACCACACCCGCCTGAATTAACCCCGTCGTATGAGACCGAACGGGACCTAATCCGAACCGCTGACCTGCCAAATAGGCCGGAACATCCAGCCCATACCGACGAACTGCCTCAAGGTCATACTGCTTCTGCGGGATCGCCCAAGGCAATTCCAGCGTAAAGCCCGCGATTAGAGGGAATTGGCCCGAAAGAGGGGCCAAAACAGCCATCTGCGCGCTCCCAATCAAGCCAAACCCAACCAGCGCAGTAAGGCCAAGGACAGAATTGCCCACACCAAGATTAACGTCTGGATAATCAGAGTCCAAAGAAGGACCCCCAGAACCAGGCGACAACGAGAGAGTGAGACTAACAAGCGGAGCAACCATAACATTCTGACCCTCCATTCAGGAGAAAGAAAGCGAAACACGCTGCGTCTGCCTCACGGCAGTCACTCAAGAGGACGGACAAACCACCCCGCACATATCGCAGAGCCGACGTATCACGAAACTGCGACTAAGCGAGTGAACGGAGAACTTACCAGGCTCCCCATTATCTTTGCTCAGGAACGAACAAGCCAGCTCGACCTCCTTATCACCCCTGATTATCGCATCAAGGGCCTCCAGAAGCCAGCCACCAGTCGCCTCCACTGCCCACAGCAGAAAGTTGTCGAAACTTGGATGGTCCCGACACGGTTCCATCTGCTGCAGCCAACGATACAGGTTAAAGTGACCCTTCCATCCGACCTTCAGACGGCGTTCATGGCCGGTCATCCCTATGAACGCCCTACAAATAGGCCGAATCCCGACCGAAAGGCCGTTAGGTCGGTAGTTTTCATAGTGCTCCATTTGCAAGTAGCACGCTGAACCCACCTCATAACGGTTCTTATCAGGGTCAGGTTTGATCGTCATTCCCAACTCATCA